TCTACAGTAGCATCTAGGGTTTGATCTACATTGATCGTGGTTGTAGCATAAGAGTAGACTTCGTTAACGGTTGCAGAGACAAAAACCGCAGCGGAGCCTGAGAGGGAAATAGCTGAATCACTATTGCTTGTCTCTAGCGGCCCTCGGCTTAGTGTTGTCCCACTGGCGGTATAGATGCCTCTACCAATCTCAAAGTTGTCTCCGTCTTCTATGACGTATGAAACAACATCACTATCTGCTACCCCTGCATCAGCAAAACTCTGATAACCTGCCTCAGCAGAAGCTAAAGTTATCGTACCTGTTCCAGTTGTGCTTGTGGACATCTTAGCCCTGTTTACGAGTTTAACCATGATAGACCTTACGCAGGATCAGGAATACCGATTGTGAATGAAGCTAGAGAGAATGTGTTACCTGACGTTACACTCTGAGAAGCGCTGAGAGCGCCTGTGGCAAGCAAACGAGAGTTTGAGGTGTCCACTATCGCATAGTGCGTTGCAGTTCCTGTGCCGCTCACAGAGCCGTCTGATATAGCCGCTGCAACAACCTCACGACCACCACCAGAGCGGTCGCTAGGGGCAGCGATGGAAAGTGACGTAGAGTTACCTAAAGTATGGGTGCTAGTCGCTTCCGCATATGTTGTGGACTCTTGTGAAGTGATGTCGATACGGTTTGCCTCAGTATCTAACACTGTTAGGCCGTTATCAAATACCCTGTCTGCTAAACTAGCCATTTTCTACTACTTTCTTTGGTGGAAGCTCTGCGTTAGCCAACAGAGCGTTAACTATGTCTTCCTGATCACTCAGGTCGATGTTAGCGCCGTTCAAGTTGCGTAGGTAACTACCAAGTTCACGTAGGTCGTGTGGCGCTACGTCACCTGCACATATCTTAGGCATTAGATTAAAGTCTAGGCCATTCATGTGCCAAAGGGGTTCTACCAACTGCTTATTCAACACATCGAATATAGAATTGATATAAGACTCCATAGAGCGTAGGAATAGGTCAGTCTTAGACTTGCTTAGGGCATAAGAGCCGTTGGCCCCGCCCCCGAGCATTAGAAACTCAGCCATAACGCTACGAGCAATATCATGCTGATAACGACTAATAATAGGATTAATGTCAATATTTCTAGATCCATTGGAAGCTATAAGCTCTACATCTACAATACGGTGATTAGTGGGCTTGCCATCAACATCCCGATAAACATCGGAAGGCAGAAGTGCATAACCTTGCTCATTAAACTTAAGATCACGTAGGATCTTCTCCATCTGACTACGAACAGATGCTTGATCTGCCGTAGCATCAGGACTTAGGTACTCTGCAGCAATACGACCAATAGGCACACCATGGAGTTCACGCTCTACTGCGATTGCTTCTATGTTCTGGAGGTTCTTGAGATACTGGTAAGAAGAGTATGCATTACGAAGGATAGAGCGTCCAGATGGGTCATTGTTTGTGTTAGTCGTCTTGTAGTGAAGTATTTTGTTAGCGGGGATGAAGAGGGACTGAGATCCGTAGTTTTGTTCTTGGCGGACACCCAGGACATCTCCTGTTGTCTTATCCACATCAAATCGCTCAATCGTCCATTGTGCGCGAGAGCCGAGTTTGCGTACCCCGATACGGCCATCGGAATGTTTAGAGTATTTCTTACCGGCTCGGTAGTCTGGGCCGCGTCTCCGCTTGTAGACCACCTCAAAGATTGAGAATCCAAAAGTCAAATGAGACAACGCTTCAGAGATGTGATCATCTAGAGTATGTTCCATATCCTCTAGTACGCTCTTAACGAAGTCTGCTTCCTTTTTAGCCTCGTCGGAATCATTGGCTGGTTCCAAGTAATAGTCTACATCACGTAGTACTTGCTCTGTAGCATACATGATAGCACCGATAGTGCTGTCGTTATCACGCATCTCACGAAACTTACGAACGGCACGTTTGCCTTTAAGGTCGGGTAGGAACTCGTCTGCACGAATCGTACCTTCCTTAGTGTTAGTGCCGCCTTGGCCTAACTGCATCTTACCTAGCTCTTCACTTAGCTTTTTCATTATCTATCCTAAGTACACTTCGTTTAGGCCCTTTGCGGAAGCGTAAGAGAGTCGTACAGTGGGGTTGTTTACTCCGTTGAGCATCAGGTCGGTCAAAGCCCACACACACGCGTCTAAACGGTCGGGGGAGCCTACTGATCCCAGCGGCTCCCAAGTTCTCATTTGCGTTTCCAGCTCGTCAAGGCCTTTAACGTGCCTAACACGGTTTCTTTCATATAGAGCAGATATAGGTTCAGCCCTAGCCATTTTTCCTCGGCTAGCGTGTACAAGTCGGATAGGCACCGTTTCATCTTCTGACTCCAGTGTTCTACGAACCATCTCACCGCCTTGATTGCGTTCGGCAACAATACGATCCGCATTATAAGATTTATAAAGAGAGACTGCTTTCGCTGCCCATTCCGCAGGGCTATATCTATCCGTGGCATCTTCAAGAACATAACCTATCCCGTTTACATCTACCCCTGCTACAACAATACCAGTCATATCAGACTCAGCATTAGCAGTTACAGCAGGGTCGATGGCAACTACAATCCTATTAAGCTCGGGTATGTCGTTCTTATCAACTTCAGAGGCATCTAGGATCTCTGTGTTCCATAGAGCACCGTCAGCTTCTTCTAGCATCTCCGCATAGAGTTCTTGCCTACCGAGACGAGTACCCTCGTATTCCCTCTTGATACCCTCAAGGAACGGAGTAGCGAGGTTAGCGGAGTTGTCGAACGTAGAACCGTGAGTTACATGAGCGCGATCATTCTTAAGTAACGCTCTCATCAGTTTGGTAGGTTTAGGAGTGGTAGTCACCATAACCTGCGGCTTACGTCCTAGACGTAGGGTAAACTGTAGCATATCCCAAACATCTTGTTGGTTACGCCAAGCAGCTACCTCATCTGCCCATGCTGCGTGAAACTGAGGCCCACGTAAACGCTCTGGGTCTTCTGCGGAGAAGAACTCTACTTTAGCTCCATTCTCCCACGATAGTGTGTTATTAGTAGGCGCCCATGTAGGAGCACCTAGTTTAGCCCCTCGGTAGGTTTTGTCATGCTCCCAACATACATTAAGAAGCCCTGACTCACCTTCTACCATAACACGTCTGATGTCTCCCTTAGTGGGAGCTACACAAGCAATCCGTTTGAACCCTTGCTTAACCTTATGTCTCACCCATTCGGCACCTGATCGAGTCTTACCAGCTCCTCGACCAGCATTAAAGACCCAATAGTCCCAATTGCCTTCAGGCTCTAGTTGGTCTCGTCTAGCCCAGAAGGGCCAGTTGTGCTTTAGCTCTTCAGCTTGCGCTGGGCCAAGGGCATTGAGAATCTCTTGTGTCTTTTCGGGGGAGAGCTTCCTAAGATCTTCTGCCGTGATCTCAGGGATCTGTTGCTCAATCCCCGTCTTCTTTATGTACTTCTGGGGCATGGCCAAGCAATGTCATAAGAGTGTTGATAGCATTGGAGTTCTCATCGTCGTCTCCTTGGCCATCCTCGATCTGCTGGGTCTCTTTAGGAGACCACCCTGCCTTAGAACGTAGGAATAATTCTTGGGACGGGTAATGCCCATTGAGGGCTTGGTCGATAACTACATTACCAACACGCTGTGTTATGTCCGCACGAGCTTCAGCAATGTCTCCACCGTATAACTTGTAGAGCATTGCGTTGTTACGAGGAGCATTCTGATAACGCTTGTTAACAGTAGCTAGTATATCCTTGATCTGAACACCGTCTTGAACGGCAGAACGGACATATTTAGCAATAGGCTCGCTATATTTTACTGTGGCGACCATCGAAGTGTACTTTCTGTGTGTTAGACCTCAGTAGACAAGAATCCGTGCATCTCTAAACTACAAAAACATTGGTGAGGTACGATTTAGTCTATACTAAGGTCTATGGAGGGCATATAGGGACTATATAAGGTTTGTCAAGGGGTCTAGTGTAATAAATATGCAACAAGCAAGAAAACAGACCTCTAGATTGTAAATAGTACTACAAAACACAGAAAACTGGCTATACTTAAGTATTACTTAAGTCCTTACCACCTACTGTCTTCTATATAAGGTTCTAGTA